AATCAAACTGAAGAAATTTGTAAAATCGCAGTCAAAGAAAATGGTCTTGCTTTACAGTTCGTGGAAAATCAGACTGAAGAAATATGTAAAACTGCAGTTAAACAAAACGGCCTTGCTTTGCAATACGTGGAAAATCAAACTGAAGAAATTTGTTTAGCCGCAGCTGGTCAAGACCCTGATGCAGTTTATTATATTAATGATGATTTAAAACCGGAAGCAAAGGAACTTAGTATTGAAGAAATTTCAGATTTACTTGGGTGTGAAGTAAAAATTATAAAATAAAACAAAGGAGTTTTAAAAAATGGAAATCAGAGATCTTATCAAATTAAAGAATAAAAGTTATAAATATTTCACTGAAGAAGAATCTTTAGCAGCAGTAAAAGAAAATGGTTTTAACTTGCAATATGTAAAAAACCAGACTAAAGAAATTTGTATTGAAGCGGTCAAAAAAGACAGTTCTAATTTGCGATACGTAAAAAATCAGACTGAAGAAATTTGTATTGAAGCAGTAAAACAAAACAGTCACTCTTTACAGTTTGTAAAAAACCAAACCGAGGAAATATGTATTGAAGCAGTCAAAGAAAATGGTTATGCTTTACAGTTTGTAAAAAATCAGACTGAAGAAATATGTAAAATTGCAGTCAAACAAAATGGTTATAATTTGCAATACGTGAAAAATCAAACTGAAGAAATTTGTAAAATCGCAGTCAAAGAAAATGGTCTTGCTTTACAGCTTATGGTAAACCAGACTGAAGAAATATGTAAAATTGCAGTCAAACAAGACGGTTATAATTTGCAATACGTGAAAAACCAGACTGAAGAAATATGTAAAATTGCAGTCAAACAAAATGGTTATAATTTGCAATACGTGGAAAATCAAACTGAAGAAATATGTAAAACTGCAGTTAAACAAAACGGTCTTGCTTTGCAATACGTAGAAAATCAAACTGAAGAAATATGTAAAACTGCAGCTGATAATAATCTTGATGCAGTTTATTATATTAATGATGATTTAAAACCGGAAGCAAAGGAGCTTAGCGTTGAAGAAATTTCAGATTTGCTTGGGTATGAAGTAAAAGTTATTAAGTAGTGAACTAACACAACTCTAAAGAGTTGTATTTTTACGGCTTAGTTTATAAAAAAGAAAGCGGTAGATTTTAAATATAAAAAAAAAATCTACCGCTTCAAAAACACATTTGTAATTAATTTAAAAAATATATTTTTATACTTCAGGTTCTTCAGGCTCTTCGTCTACAACATCGTAATCCCCGGCCCAAGCTTTATCAATTGCAATACCAAGACCTTCTGCTATTTCTGCACCCGTAATTTCTTTACCGCTTGCTAAAGTAACAGTATCCTCTAATAATAATTTAGTTTGAGATTCACTTAATAATTTAATAGGGTTTAAATCTTCTCTACTCCCACCATCATTTTGAAGAATCCCGCTCCTCATCTTCAATGTGAAAGTACCTTTTCTTACTGCAGCATCTGTATTGTTCCATTGTGGAAAATTAAACTGCAATACTTGTAATGCTTTGATACCCGCTGGTAATACTTCTTCTGTAATTTCTGTAGCCATTTTATTTTTTCTCCTTTTTAGTTCACAATATTTATTTATTTTTTTTTTTAATTTGATGACACTAATTCTGTTTCATCATTAAACGATATATCAAAATGCATATATGCGTCAATATTACCGCCACCGCCACCGCTATTTGAAATCTTTAAATCGAAATTAGTCGATGAATTGTTTGTAAATGAAATAGAATCAACTATATTACCTATTCCTGATGTTTTTGCAGTTATTATATTAAAAGTAGTTGTTGATGAATCTTTCCTAATAATTCCAGAAACTTTATACAAACCATAACTTGTATTATCAGTTTTATCAAAAACAGTAATATTTAAATCAAACGACTTTAATGTTTGAGCAGATTTAAAAGTCGCAGCAGTGCCCGTTGATTGATGCGTAAATTGTGACACACACCTAAAAGCAATTCTTGAAAAATTACCATTAAAATAATGTCCTGATAATTGTGTTTTTAAACCATTGTAGTCTTGAGCATAGAGCTGGCCATTGCTTGAATAAATATTTGCGCCGTTTGTTGGAGTCGCCGGAGCTGATGCAAAATTCTCTAATCGTATTACACCATTTACATCTAATGCTTCAGAAGGAGCAGATGTTCCAATCCCGACTCTGCCAGTAGATTTTATCCTCATAGCCTCCATAAATAACCCTGTAGAGCTTCGCAGTTGAACTGCAAAATCTGTTTGCATACTTGATGACGACGGCTTAATTAACTGTATTGCGCCTCGTGACACATTAGTATCTCCTACACTAAAATATATCCCTGTTGAAATATTTGTGGCCGATGTTGCATTATTAACTATTATAGGTATGCTATAATTTAGGTATGGCGCAGCACTTGAGGAATATAGAACAGAGCTAGCTTTTTTTGTGGTAAGAATAGAGGTATTTGCGTCTGCCCCAACACCAACATTACCACTATTATAATTAATACCGTTGGTTGTTTTCTCCCAGACATTTAATAAAAAAGAATCTCCGGAACTATCCTGAACAAATAAATCATCACTTTTAGCATAAACATTATAACCATTTGATGGAAGCGCGGGAGTAGCACTTAAATTCAATAAATAAAGACCGTTTTCAGAAATGCTTGCTATAGTCTCCCAATTAGTTATCGATGCTCCTGCACTGTCGCTCGTAGCGCTCCTCTTAAACTCAAATGAACTTGCCCCATTAGTATTTAAATCTAATACAAGAGAATGTCCACTAAAATATCGTTTCCAGCCACTTGTTGAAATCTGTGCATTAGCACAAAGCATTACATCTGAGGTTGTAGTGTTGACGCCAATTAATGAACCGCCATTGCCAAACTCATATATGTCAAATGATGTATAATTGTCTGTTTTGGCGTCTTTATGCAATGCCATTGTACTATCTACAATATTAAATCTTGTAACATATGAACTTAAAGTGTCCCCTGTACTCCCGTCTGCTGTTGCTTCAAGTTTGAAATGTACATCTGCACCACCAAATACAATTCTTGATGCTTTACCATCTGCCTTATACTTATAACCTCCATTGTAATACATATTACTCATAAATATTAATGAAGTTAGGGCATCTTTCTTTGTCATCATTGCCCCACCATACCCTAATTGTATAGTATTATATGTAGGCAAAACCCAATCATTCTCAGTAGAAATCATTACATTGTTTTGATACCTTATGCCGCCATTTACATCTTCCCAAGCGCTTGCAACATAAGTATTAGAGCCATTTACATAATATAAAGTATTATCGTCACTATCTACATATAATTGACCGTAGCCCGTTTTAGATGTGCTTGCGTCTGTTTGAGCTTTTAAAAATAAACCACCGGTCAGTTCATTTGCAGTTGTAGAAGTATTTCCAATTGAAACTATATAAGAATCTTCTGAAATTAAATTAAGTCCATTTTGTTTGAATGCACCGCTTGTTGGGATATTCACAACCGTTTCAGTTCCTAAAGGTTCTAATGCACCGCTTGTCGATTTCCATAAACTTGAACCACCACCGCTTCCAACTTCAGTCACTGTATCATTTTCATCAACAATATTTAACTTACCACTTTTTGCGAATAATATTATTGATGAACTTTGGCCACTTAAATCAGAACTTTGATTTTTTAGCTCAATTCCTTCTTTTATATTAAAACTCATATTATTTTATTTCTCCTTTAATTTTTAGTTTTCTTCTAAACAATTGCCCCTGTTGCATTTACCCAATTAGTTCCATCAAACCAAATTGGATAACCTAAATCTGTATCAAAATAATTAAGACCTACTTCAGTTGTAGACGGTCTTGAAGAAGTACCGCCAGATAAAATATTTGAGCCGTTTATTTTATATTCAATATTGTTTTGATTTAAGAAATATGCATTTCCATCATCTTTAACATAAAATTTACCACCGTCTGCGATTGATACAGGAGTTGTTGTGAATTCTTTAATATTTAATGAATTCGTAACAGTCGTTCCATTTGTCGGTTCAATCGATAACATATTATGTGTAAAGCCAAGCAAATAGTTATCTTTAGTATAATCATAATTAAAATAAACTCCCTCCCCGTTCATTTTAAATTGATAAGCATAATAATAATTATTGCCGTCAATATTATCTGAAGATTTTAATCTGTACGCATTATTAAAACCTGTATAATATGCACCTTTTGTAATAATGAAATCATCTTCTTCAATAAAATCTGCATCTGTTTTAGCGGAATATATTCTATTATTACCCATTATTATTCCACGGACAATATCAGGAGCAATTTCATAAAGTAATGCGCCGCTTTGAATTCCAATATAAGGCGTGTCAGAACTTATTGAATATAAAATATCATCTGCTGCGCCAGCATTTCCTAAACCACTTTTAACACCGTAAGCATCTTTTCTAAACGTAGATAAAGGATACACTTGATTAAAATTGCCAGGAACAATATAAGGTATAAATTCATTATTTGTTGTTTTTAATGAAGAATCTGTATAAATTAAACTATACCCTGAGCCAACATAAGGCGTGTTTAATAATTGCCCAATTTTCATACCGCCGCGTGCTGGCATTCTGACAGAGCATTTAAAATCATTTGCGTCAATTGACGCATCTTCGACACCAGTAGTGTCTGAGACATAAAAAGCAAAACCATCAGTGCCAATATTAAGATAACTTGATTTATTAGCAGTAGAATATTTTAAAACATCATTTAATGTATATAAATTACTTGCAATTTGAATTGATGCGCTTTTGAAAATAAATGAATTATCTTCAGAACTTATCGTAGATTGAGAAGTACTTGAATTTTTTATTGTTGCAGTTCCAATTCCAATATTTGTAAATTTAGTTGGATCTGCGGCATCATAATAACGAATTTGTCTTGTGCCATCTTCAATCCAAAATTGATTTGCATTAATTGGCGTATCATCAATCATAAAGTTTGTACCAGATGGAATGTTTATCCCTGTACTTTTAAACTCAAATTTAACTGCAGCCGTTGCATAAAAATCAATCTGAGATAAATCAGTAGAAATTGATGCAGATGAAGACTTAGTTTCTAATTGTAAATACTTATTATTTTTATCGTGCAAATATAAGACTGGATAAGTCGAAGCATTTGTTGTTATTTTTGTATATAAGTCAGTAGAATCATCAGAGAGCCCAATTAAAACATCTCCGCCAACTTGCATATTATCTTCAACGCCAAATGTAGGTGTTGGGATATATCCACTACCAGCAACATCAAATTTTAGCCAAGATTTATCAAGAGTGTTGGGGTCTCCAATTATACCAGTGGTATTTTCATTTATAAGTTTGGCACCGGCATCGACACCACTATCTTGAAACGTTTCCCATAAAGTACTTGATGGTTGAAATAAATCATATGTACCATTACCGTCTGTTGCAGACCATTTATTTGAAGCATCATCAAATTGAATAATACCTTCGTTTACTTTTGTTTTTACTTGCCAATAACAAGAATTAGTGCCATTCCATAAAATAGTTTCTCCCCTATCAGTTCCAGGGGAAACTAATTGTAATTGAGAAGAATAAATATTTACTTTTGCTCCATCATTATCTTCAATATTAATACTTGAAACACTATACGTTGCAAAATTTGTATTAGAATTTTTAATGTTTAATGCGTTCGGGTCTAACTTCCAACCGCTTGGGTCAGTATAGTGGTTGATTATTTCATAAGGTTTAAGTTCTATTTTTCCATTATCTAAACTTATACTTGTTTCTGCATTAATTGGTGAAATCGTTGTGTCATCTGTTTGCCAAATTGGTGCAATTGCTTCTCCAACGGTTGTAATTATTACCCATTTATTTAATATGAACTGAGCCATTACAATGACTTCTTCGCCGCCAGGAATGTAAGCTAATTCACTTGGGTCTCCACCTAAATATTTAATTTCATTGTTATCTTCTGAAGACAATACAAAAGTTACTTCATCAACTGTATTATTTTGTAATAATATTTGAAAAACTAAACCATTTTCAGGTTCTCCTGTTGAAACAGTGTCTCTGAACCTTATATTTTGCGTAAAATTATTTACTGATTGAACATCATAAGTTAAAACTGAGTCTTTAATTGTGCTTACTTCAATATCAATGTTAGAATTATTAATTGAGCTTGACTTTATTGTTGGCCTTGATAATAATGAATTATCGCCTTTCATTGCTTTAGCATTATTTTTAAATATTACTTCAGAATTATTATCATCAATAATTAAATTATCTGAGCCTGAATAAGTGCCGTCATTTACTTCCATTCTTAACACAGAATTTTTAGGACCAGAAACAGGAATTGCTCCATCATCATAAATTTTTACATTACCATTACCGTCAACTGATAAAATACCATTTTGTAATTGTGTAAGTTTTAAAGCATTTGAAGTTATTCTTGTTGTTGCATTTAAAGTTACTGTTTCAATTTGATTTGAAGTAAGTATAGACGCTGTTATTTCATTAAAAACTGGGTTTCCATTATCAGGTGTATAAAAATATATTGAAGAGCCGTCTGCAGTTTTATAAATGCTTTGACCGTTCTCAGTAATAAACCCAGATTGCCCCTCTCCAATGCCAGCATTTAAATCAATTGCTTCTAATTTTGTTTCATATTCAATATCTGATATATGTTTGTCTACTATATTCATAATTTATTAAAATTCCTCTCGTTTTTTAAATAATAAAAAAATCATAAAATTACTCCACTATCAATAGAAGCAAAATATCCGGTTTCTTTATCTGTATTTATTGTGCCTCTTAGCAAGGATTTTGAATTTCGTCTCCATAATGAATGCTCTGATGTATGCACACGAATTTCTGAAGCATCAGCTGAAAATATTGTGATAATTCCACTGAAAACTTTATTTATTGGTTTAATAGAGTTTACTGCATTTACAATTGCTTTTCTATCTTTTTCTTTATTTAATGAAGCTCCTCCAGATTTACCTAAATCATACCAAATTGCAAAATGAGGAGTTGAAAAATAATTATCTGGTATTTCAGATAAATCACTTGCATTATATTTTAATTTTTCATCATAATAATTTTGTGAAGATTGCCACTTTTTTCTATCCACTCCATAATCTTCAGTATAATAATTTAATAAACCGCCAAACAAACCAAACGTAAATAATAATAATTTAATTGAGTCTTCAGTTGTTTTTATTTTGTACCAATGTGCTAAATTATCAATCATAAATCTTGTTTGTTGTTCTGTTTCATAATCAGTATTCTTTTCAATATTTGCTAAACTATTATTAATATCGTAACCAACAAACTCAGCTTGTTTTTGTATAAAATCAAATGGAGCTAGCCAAGCATCGTGACTATCAGCAATTCTGTATATTTTTTCTAATAATGAAATACCTTCATTATTTTCTGCTTTAATCGGGTATTGTACAAAAAGTCTTGAACCTGAAGTAATATGTGATTTAATATAATCAAAACTTTCATTCTTACTAACATTTTGTATATCTTGATCAGCGTAATCTCTTTTAGGAACATTTCTCCATTTTTGAACCAAATTTGATTCTGTATTTTGAATATCTCTTTCAATATTAATTTCTTCAAATGCAGAAACTTCAGTGACATTCAAATAATTAGCTATTTCATTACCTGATTTATCAGCTTTATAAAGATTATTAATTGTGTCTTCATAAACTTTTATCAAACGACTAAAATCAGATTCAGTAATTTGCTCTGGTAATAATCTTTGAAGATCTACTTTTTTATTTGAATTATATTCTAAGTGTTGTCCCATTTTAGCCTTTTTAACATAAAATTAAATTATTTCTAATATAGTTATTTATTTTTATAAGAAAAATACATTTTTCTATTTTATTTTGAAAAATAAAATTATATATTATTAATATGAAAATAAAAAAGAAAATGTTTAAAAATTATTATATAAAGGAGGATGCAGTATGTTAAAGACTTTAACAGATGTAATGAAATTTCAAAACAAATATTTTCCAGGTGAAAGTATGAAAAAACCAGATTTACATAATTTATCTGATGAACAAAAAAAGAATCTTGAAATGAGATTAAATTTTTTGTTAGAAGAATTTACTGAGACCGTTAAAGCAGCTGGATTCAGCTTTAATAATGGCAAAGTAGAAACAGGTATTGCTGCAGATATAAGTGAGCCTGAATTCATTGACGGGCTATTAGATCTTACATATGTTATAATGGGTACAATTGATTTGTATGGTTTTAGTAAAGAATTGAAAAATGGCAAAACATTAGCCGAAGAAGCTTGGGATAGAATTCAAGCCGCAAATATGCAAAAAGTCAGAGCAACAACAGAAACAAAAAGAGGCACGACTTTTGATTGTGTTAAACCTAAAGGTTGGAAAGCTCCTGAATTTGATGATATAATCGCAGAAGTAAAAAAAGGAAAGTAGTATAAAAATGTATAATACTCAAGATATTAAAAATGCTTTTGTTGAACAATACAAAAATAAAGATTTTGTAATTGATAAAACCGGAGCAAAATTGATTGAATTAATTGCAGCAACTTTTATTGCCGATACAGATCATATTATTAGAAAACCAAATTTAGATTATGTAAAAAGGGAATTAAGTTGGTATGAGTCACAATCTTTGTTTGTTGAAGACATACCTGGAAAAACTCCTTTGATATGGAAACAAGTCGCAGATAAAAACGGCAAAATAAATTCAAATTATGGTTATTTAATATTTAGTGATGAAAATTATAATCAATATGAAAATGTTAAAAATGAACTAATTAATAATAAATTTAGCCGTAGAGCTTTAATGATTTATCAAAGACCTTCAATGCATATTGATTATAATAAAGATGGGATGTCAGATTTTATTTGTACCACGTCTAACCAATTTTTTATTAGAAATGACTCTTTAATTTCTGTTTATAATATTAGAAGTAATGATGCTGTATTTGGATATAATAATGATTTTTATTGGGCACAATATGTTCATAAAAAATTATATTACGATTTAATTGAAAAATACCCAAAACTTAAATTGGGTGATTTGATTTGGAATGCTGGAAGTATTCATATTTATGAAAGGCATTTTAAATATTTAGATGATTTACTTTAAGTGAATAGTAAAATAATAACGGGCTCTGTAGTTAAAAGCGAACTGTATTATTTAATTAAATACAGGACTTTGAGTGAATACAGATAATATTCGCGTTATCGTGGTATTCGGTTCCGACCTTTTATAATAATTTTATAAATATCCAAGGCGGTCGGTGAAATGAGAGCGGTAGGTTGGTCCTCATTTCTTTTTAAAATATTGTAAATTAAATGAAATATATTTTTGAGAGGAGTAATTCAAAAATGGCGAATGTTAAACAAATGACTTGTAAATATGGCTATATTCATCAATATGGTGGAGAAAAAACTTGTCAAGGACATAACTTTAAAGAATTCAAACCAAAACAAAAAAGTAACAAAAAAATATCTGAAATATATTCTTTAAAATTAGGAATTGCTTTTAAGGTATAGAATGGAATTGTTAAGGCTTTTATTTAACTTACATTATAAAAAATGCAGGCGGTTCAGATTCGCCATTTATTTCTTCCATTATCATTTCAATTTGCTCAACTGCATTATCATACAAACCTTGTCCGTCAATCTCTCCACCTCCTGCTAATGTAACAGAATATTTTTTAAGGTTTGCTCCCCATTGTTTTTGAACTTCAGCGACAAAATATTGTTTGAATAATGGATTATTAAACAAAGCTTTTTCATTTTCTTTAGCCCAATAAGTAATCATTGCAATATCATCTGAAGTAGGAGTTGGGTAAATATTTAAAATACCTTCTTGAGCACGATAAATTGCTTCATATTCAACTTTAAAAAATTTATTAAATAATTCATAATAAGCAGACTTTTGTACAAAATTAGTAATTGGCATTAAATAATCATATTTGCTTCCAGCTGAAGTTCCAATTGTGCCTGGTTGATTTGTTGTAACAAAATCAGAACTGCCTGAGTTTGCACTAAACAAATTATCAAATATAGTTCTTCCATTATTATCTGCGAACATTAAATTATCTGTACTAAATAAAGTATTAATCCCATTTCGTCCTGAGCCTGATATTTTTATTTCTAATACAGCTGAAATATTTACAACGCCATCTTCAAATGAAGGACTTGATAAATCAGTTGAAGATGGCACAATATTACCATAATTATCTCTAATAAAACCGCTGTCAATACTTCTTAAATTATATTGAGTTTTGCCTGCTTTTACTTCAAATACACCGTGACTAAAAATAGAGCCTTCACCATAATTACAGCGTCTAAACATATCAATACAATCATCTATTACAATTTGAAACTGTTCATTAGTAACTTCAACATTGTGCATTGGAGATCCGTGTTTTAACAATGCGTATTTAATTAAGTCGTCTCTTGTTTTTATTTTTGGCATATTTTCTATAGTCCTTTAAATACAAAAATATTATATTTATTTTTATTTATTTTTGTTGTACGTAAATAGAGTTTTCTCAACAAATTCTGGGCTAAATCCTAATGCTTCAGCAATATCTGCAGAAGTCGATAAAACTCCATCTATAAATGTATCAATTACTAATTGCGCATCTTCTTCAGTATAATTTTCGATTTTATAATTTAAAGTCTTTTCAACTTTTTCTTTAATTGTATTTGAAATTGAATCTTTTTTAGATTCTCCTGCTGATTTAATTGCTTTTTTCAATGTTTGTAATGAAACATTTGGTATAAGTCTTCCAATTTCAGCGTACACTTTAATGCCTTTATTATAATACAAATCAATTGCTTTATCTTTTGCAGCTTGCATTTCGCCTTGAGATAATTTTGTTGTTTTGTTATTTGAAATTTTCATCCTTGGTGTTTCTTTTGTTTTTGGGTCATACATTGAATCTGACATTTGAACCGGTATTAATAATGATTTATATTTAAACGCAACATCAGCGGGCAAAATATATTTCTTGCCATCCGCCGGTACTATTCTTTTCAGCTCTCTAATCTTTATATCTTCTTTTGTTCTATTTATTACAACCATTTTAATCTAATTTCTCCTTTTCTTAATTAATTTTTGGTATTGCAACATTATTTTCATTTTCATCAGCTTCATACAGTTCATCTATTTTATCTGAATAATATATAATTTCTGCTAAGCTCTCATCCTTTAAATCAAATGGGTTAAAACCAAAATATTTTGCAACTTTAAATGTTAAATCTAAAAACGCCTTACGCGATATATTCGGGAATAAAGAACTCGCCGAAAAACATTACAGGAACTAAGTCCTGACCTCCACATTCCGAGCAATTGCTCTTAATTTCAGTTGTTATACCGCATTCTAATTTGTTTATTTTACTTTTTAATTTTACTAAATCAACAGCGCTAATTTTATCAATGAAATATTTATATTTAAGAAATTCATTTTCAAAACCTTCACTATTAATTTTTACCATTGCGCTCAATAAAGCAAGGTCTGAGTCATAATATAAATTGTTTCGTTTGCAGCTTTTTTCTAATTCTGATATTAATGTTCTAATATTACTTTCTTCTTCAATTGTTATTAAATTAAAATTTATTAGAACTCCATCTTCAGTTTTATACTTTAAATCTTTATCGCTTATTGTAGAATCTATATAATTTATTTCTACATTATCCATTGTAAAATGTAATTTATTTTCTGCTTTACAAGATTCATTTGAACAAGTATAATTTATTTTGAAATTGGGGTCTTTATAGGTAAGCACTCTGACAAAAAATAGCAAGTTTAATTTGTCATTCAAATAAATATCTTTTTTATAAGTTTTGTTTGGTTTTGATAACAAAATGACATCACTCAATATGTTATCAATTATTTCGTCTGCATTAGTTTCATCAATATCAGCTAAGCGCATTATTTCAGAACCTTTTAGAGAACGGCAATAAATATCGAAATCATAATAAATGCCTTTCGTGCTAAGATTTTCAGCAGGCATTTTAATATAATCTTGAGGAATTTTTATGCTTTCTTCCTCAGTAATTGGAGTTTTAATTGTTTCTTCTTTTTTAATTGTTTTTTTAGATACTGGCATAATTAAATTTCACCTTTCATTTAAAAATTTAGTTTTAAATATTTTCTATTCAATTGTATTTAATTTTCTAAATATACGGTGAAAAAATCAAATTTTAGAAGGATCTGTTATTGATAACGGTCTATCTTCACGTAATCTTTCAATATAAGTAAATTCAAGAGTTCTTTCAATAATGCCGCCGTCACTGGACCTTGAATTACCGTCCATTTTTGTAAAAAGACAATGTGTTAATACTTCGTGATTTATTATTTCACCTTTTATATTAATTTCATAAATATCAATTTGGTCTATAAAATTTGCTTTTGAACTTCTTAATATGCCGCTTGGCCCTGATATTTTTCTAAATAACCACTCTCCAAACTGCAATACATTATTAAACTCATTTTCGATAAATTGTATTGAAATTGTATTTGCGCTTGGCTTATAAGGATCTACAACTGGGATTGTTTGAAAATAATAATCAACAACATCAATCGATGGCATATAAGGATATTCAATTTGTTTTACTTGCCAGGGATCTATTTTTGGCATATTTCCAATTATTTCGTATAAGTCTTTCTTTTCTTGATTATCAGTAGTGTCATCTGTAAATGTTACTAAAAATTTAGATTTAACTTGTATAGTAGCTTTGTCATAAAAATTTTTTACAACTCCATTTCCTTTAAACGAATTCATTTTAATTACTACCTTCTTTCATTTTATAGATGCTTGCTATATTTTTTTGTTGGTCATTCATTGCTGATTTTTGTGCATTTGATTTAAATATAAGCGATTCTCTTTCTTTCAATATTGATTCTTGATAAGCAAGTGTTTGTAACGCTGGGTTTTCTAAAACAGTATGCGAAACAGATGTATCAATGGTTTTAATTACATTTTCTGCTGCTAATACTTTATCATTTAATTTGTTTACTTTATAAATATCAAATTCACTAAACGCAAACGATACTGTATGAGAAATTATTGAATTGCCTGAGTATGAATATTCTGAGTTTCCAATATCTTGTGGGAAACAGTCGTGCATTACCATTTTATACGGGTGATAATTTAATGAATTGTTAAATGTGTATAATTCAATTTCAGTGACTATTTGATTAAATTCCTCGCCACGTTCAAATTCGCCGCTTCTGATATATTTTATCCAATCTGAAAATATTAAATACAGTTCTTTATAATCATTTTCTTCAAATGTAATTGAAAAGTTTTCTTCTTGACTGTATTCAATAGGTATTCTTTTTGTTTTGTCTTGAAATTTTATATCAAGTGTTTCTGTTTTTAAAGATGGTAATGTAAAAGACTTTGCTTTATATGATAATAATTTTTCTGCTGATGTGACTGATGAACGGCTCAAATTATCAAATAAAGCAGGCAAATGAAATTGTACTCTAAATAGCCATTCTTTTTGTATAGAATTATCAATGCCATTATCGTTAAATGTATTAGCTTCTAAAAAATTTGCCATTTTTTTATTCCTCTTGTTCCTTCTTATTTAATTGTTCTTTCATTTCTATTACTTTATCAAGCATTTCTGAACCGCTTAATATTAAATTATTATTTACTGTTGTTGGTTGTTGTATCGTGTCTCTCATATTTTCTCTATCTGCAACTTTAAAATGAAATTCAGATAAATTTTTGATTGAGTCATTCATAGTTCTTGCTAAAGATGCAAAAGCTTCAAATTCTGATGCTCTTGAGCCATCTTGTAAAGTGTCTGCTAAAGTAGTCATTACTTCGCCAACTTTTGCAATTGTTTGATGAGTTTCTCCAATAATATATTCTTGGTCTCTAATTACAGGCTCTTCACCTTTCTCAACATACATTTCAATTTCTGAACCTGTATTTGCTGGAACAAGTTCTGAGCCCGTATTTGATAGCAAACGTTCATCGGTTTGTTTTACTATTATACTTTCTTCGGCCTGTTTATTTTGGCTATCTACAGCATCCTGGCTTAACTTTTCTTCTTTTTTTCTATTATTTTTATCATTTTTGTTTTTGGTCTGCGTTTTCTCTTCAATAAATTTACCGCTCTCATTATTATCCTGTTCATACATACTCTCCAATTTTTCAAATTGATTTAACAATTATTTCTTTATCAAGAATATCATCTGTAAAAATATCTACAATAATTGTGTTTACAATTCTTGATGCTTCAACTCTTTGATAAATAAATCCTTCAATTGTAATATCAAATTCTGCTGTAATTACAGGAACAGTTTCAAAATCAATATCTTCGGGCATTGTAACTGAAACACCTTCCATATTAATTACTAAGTCTCTTTCAACATTTAAAAAAGAAAATTCTTTTACTCTAATAATACCTTTGTTTTTAGGAGTAAAATAAGGTAATGTATTTTCTAATATTTGAGATAAATAATTTAAGTCTTCAGTAATTATTTTTACATTAAAGGAATAATTATATGGTATTGGGTTCTTATCTTTGAATAAACCATTTATTGCGGTTAAATATTCTCCGGGTTCAATATCTGGATCTAAGAAATGCACTTCTTCATCGTTCCAAAACCTATCAGTATAAGGAGCAATTATTCTGTCTTCAGAGATGCTCAAACCGAGCCATTTTAACTCAATTCGTGGCAATTGTGGGATATATTGTTCTACATCACCATTATCATTTATTCGTGTCTCAGGGACATTAGAACCGAACTGTAAAGGCACTTCAATCAATTTTATTTTATTATTCATATTATCGTGTTTATAAACAATAATATCTGAGAATACATTTGTTAATGCTTCAATAGTTCCTCTAATTGTTTCAGGATAATAATAATCTAATTTACCTCTCATAATATTTCTATTTAATACCTTTTCATTGTTTTTATAAAAATAATTAATTCTGTAATTGTATTTATTTTTAGGAGTAAAAAGCAAAAAAATAAATACAATTAAATTTAGTTTTGTATTAATTAAAATGAGGAAAAAAATAAGTTATGGCAAGTATAACAAATTTTACATTATATTATGAAGCACGGGGTGATGACGCAAATTTGCCTGCAAGTTTTTGGGCTGATGTAGAAGGCAAAAGCTCAAACCAAATTAGATTTTTTGAAGATGACCAATATACAGTAGAATGTAAACGATACATTACATATTTCAATGTTTCTCAAAAAATATTAATTGCTCACGTTAGAATTAGTTCAATTGATGATTCTGCAGATAAACCATTTTATATTGCAATAAGGAACTCAGCTGTTAGCCAATCAATGGATGCATTTGTTCCGACTGACGGCGCAAAATTTTTATATAATGATTTTACAAAAGCGAACTCTAATTCACTGACGACTTCTTTTATTACAAATGGTTTAATGACAGGTATTTATAATAATGGGTTTGCCTCTGAAGCAGATGCAAATTATAGAGGAAACATAAATGCAAAAAATACAAGTACCGGGGCAACGTTTAGGTATGATAATAATACATACGTTGATATAAGAAATAAAAAATATTCTGTTATTAATTGTTTTAAATTAAATGCTGCGCCGTCCGCTGATAAGAAACTTGTTGGTTTTAGTATAAAAGGATATTATGGCAGTGGTTACGATATGACACAAGACGTATCAATAAAAATAAATGCATCTAAACAAATATATATTATAAACAACTACTCAGGGGCGACTGTGAATACATTTTATACATTAAATGACACTGATGCGCATTCAATCGCTACTATAGCAGATTTTTCAACAAATAATTTTAAAATTTATATTGATGGGTTTTTTATTGCAGAGGGCGTTGTAGCTCCTTACGGTCCAGGTGGGTATTATAAATATTTAAGCGGGGTAATGAAACGTGATGATACACAAGTGCAATCTATTATTTCAGATTATGCAATATTAGGGGAATTGTCTGATGATTATATTTTAGCATACCATAATAATACAATGAACAAATTAGAAGTTCAGAACTTCGATAACAAAGTAATTGAGTGAACTAAGTGAATAAAGCGGTTCAAATAAACAAAAGAAAAGAAGTTAAATGAGAAGCAAATACGAAACTGAGTTTGATATAAAAAGTTTTAATAGGAATAGTTTTTCAAAACAAATCTATGCTTACGATTTAGCGTACGATTTAGAAAATAAAGGTGAAGTTAAAAATATTGATGTAATAAAACAAAGAATTGGAACTATTTTAACAACGATCCCTGGAGAACGTTTTTTTAATATTACATTTGGAACAAGTCTTTATTCAATATTATTTAATGAGCCAACTTCAAAAAGAACTGCTGAAAAAGCATTGCATTACGCAATAAATGATATTAAAAAATATATTCCAGAAATTAAAATAAATAATTCTAAATCTTCAGCTGAAACATTATCAGAAGATTCAATACAAATATCAATCTCATTTAAAATTAATGGCTCTGATATTGATGATAAGTGGGAAGATATAATTTACTTTTAACAGAAGAATTGAGATTTAAAAAATATGAATTATACTAATGTAACATTTCAAGATATATTAGAAGAACTCAAAAATAAAATAAAGTCAGACGGACGTTTTCAGAATTTCTCAGATTCTGACATTGCTTCTGTATTAATGGAATTAATGGCAGGAACAATTGATTATGCAAATTATAATATTGAAAGAGCTGTTGAAGAGCAATTTTACTCAACCGGTAAAAGATATCGTGGGCATATTAAATTAGCAAATAATCAAGGCTACGATATTAAAAGACCAATTCCCGCGACTGCAACAATTAAAATAGAAGTTTCAAAAGACCGCGGTTTTCCTCAAGATATTCAGCCAGGTGATGAAATTACGCTTGACATACCTCAATTCACTGATTTTAGTTTTAATGGATTAAAATATGTAATACAAAACCACGTCAATGTTATATTAGATTCTGAAGCATTAATAAAATTACAAAATGGAGAAAAGATAATTGTAGACGGAACTCCTGAATATGAAACTTATATAAATGATGATATTGAGAGTACTGTAACAAAAACAAAACCGTTGACATTAATGCAAGGTGAATTTAGAGTAATAAAATTAATTCACGAAGAAGTTGAAAGAGACTTAAATAATGAAGTTCATTTTCCAAAATTTCAAAAATATTTAATTGAAGACCCTACATTTTCAAATTTATATGGAGAATATGATTATCAAGACGGAGAAACTACTGTTGTTGCAATTGGTGTAAATGAATCTGACGCGTTTAGTGGAGATAATATTTATGAAATTGAAAGACGAACTTTACTAAAAGGAAATAACCTTAATAAAATATATATGCCAGATGCAGATAATAATGAACCTGCTAAAATAGTTTTAGTTCGTACTTCTGCGGAATCTTTTGATGGGTATGGAGTTGAATTAAGATTTGGCGACGGGGTAACAACTTCAATCGGAATAGATTCTAATGATTATTCTGTGTTTGTAAAATATTTAAGTACATCAGGTAGTGAAGCAAATCAAACCGGAGTAATCGGAGATACTGTTTCAATTACAAATAAAAATAATGTAATACAAAAAGACTATTTAAAATTAAAAGCAATATTTACTTCAAATATTGTTGGTGGCGGAGATATTGAAACGCTTGACTCAATTGCAGTAAATGCTCCGGGAGTTTACCAAACTTTTGATAGATTAATTACTAAAAAAGATTATGTTGATTTTATGAAATCTTTTACTGCTCCAATATTAGTAAAAAATGCGTTAGCTTGGGGAGAACAAGAAGAACTTAAAAATATTAGTTATTTAGTAGACTCTGATGATATTAGTTTTAATGCAATTAAAAAACTAAATAATACAATTTTATTTTCAGTGCTTGGAGATTTATATGAACAGGCTGATGGAGTTTATACAATAAGAAAAGATTTAGATTCTGAAGTTCTTGATGGCCGTTATTCAAATTATCAAATTCCAGGACAAAGCTATATAAATATTTTTGCATCAGATTCAGTCGTTGCTCAATTAAAATTTCAGCAAATGAACTGGGATGGCACAGTTCCAACAAGAGTTTCTTTTGTAAATAAAACTGCAAACTCAGAAATAATGCGTCAAGGATCATATGAATTTTTAAATTATGTTGCTTCTCAAAATGTTAAGATGGAAATTGAACTTACGAAAAATGATGGGAGTTCAAAAACAATAAAATGGGAAGAAGAAATATTTGATGGATTAGATGCAAATAATAGTGGTTGGAAAACAATAATAGAATTATTAGAAGATAGAATAAATTCTCAATTAGGAGTTTATTTAAGTTACTCTAATTTTATTTATGTTCAACTTTCTTCTAATCTTGAAAACGATATTAAATATTGGGATAATAATGGAGAAGATCCAAGTACTTTTAATTCTCCATTATATGAACTAAAATTAGAAGGTAATTACACAAATAATTATAATCCGTTATATCAATTTGATGACATTAAAATTAAATATGAAATTGATTGGGATGAGAATACAATAGATGAAGTAAAAAATGATATTGGAACAGACCCATTTAGATTTGAAGATATGACTACTTTCAAAACAACAGAACAAAATATTTTTCCAGGTTTTGTTACTTCAGACAAAATAAATCAGTTTGTTTCATATTTGAAAAATAGAAGCATGGTTACAGAACAAACGATTTATGTTTCTCCAATTATTCACGATTTTGCAATTATTGGTAAAGTTAATATAAAGAACTTAGTAAATAAGTCTGAAATTGAGAAAAAAATTAATAATGCTGTTTATGAATTTCTATCAAATAAAAATGATTTTAATAGAGACCTTTATTTATCAAACATAATAGAAATAATCGAAAGTTTTGATGAAGTAATAAATGCAAATATAAGACTTGCTCCAATTGATTTAGTTAAAAAAATTAAAGGACAAAGTTCTCATCTTGATTGGGAACGGTTAGTCGGAAAAGACCATTATATTTATTCGTATATATCAAAAGGCCATCATTCTGACAGCGATTTGTTTCTTAATTCTTTTGAAGAAGTATTAATAGATTTCTTCAATAAATATTCAATAATCTCTCCTGAATCTACTGCAGAATATTTAGAAACTAACGAAACAAAAACATTATTTAAAGGTTGGGAATTATTCAATAATACAAGTGAATTTGAAGTATTGCAAAAATCAACTAAACTTTCTGACAAAATTACAGAACGCAGTTTTATGTTTGAATTAGTAAAACCTTTAATTGATAAAATAAAAAATATTTATTGTTTAAGTGATTCTGCACGAGGGTATACTCCTCTAATCAGAACACCTGAATTTTATATGTTCTTAGCAGATGTTCATAATGATATGAAAGAAATCATTAAATTAAATATGATAAATTCAAATGGGGATATTGCGTCAAGTTACCACGATGAATTAGTTGATGGAATAATTGTAAAAGTCAGAGACCACGGTGGTTATACAATAAATAATGAAATTGCAAGAATAAAATTTGATGCAATTGTTGGGTATAAAGATTAGAAAGAATAAGATTTTTTACTTAATTGATATTTTAACTTTATTACCATTATTATCAGCCAATTTTTCTTCACTTTCAATTGTTGCAGCAGATTTTGATTTTCTTGCTCCGTGAGTTGTATTTTGTGCTAAAGTTGAAATATTTTCAGTAAAACCTTTCATATCAATATAATGCCTTTGTTTATTTGTATTTAAGTCTTCTTCAATACTTTGAACTGCTGTATTTATTGCCGTTAAAGTATTTGAAGTATTTGCGATTTTATTATTGTTTAATATTTGTATCACTTCATTTAATTTATTTGTGATTTGTTCATTTGAAGGTACAGCAGATGGCAAGCCTGGAATTTGTATTATATCAAGTTCTTCAATTTCATTTGAATTGCTTGCGTCTACTGCAGTTTCAACCGCTGTAAAAGGAGTTGAGTCGACTACATCATTTTTATGATTGTCATAATACGCAATTGAAGATTGTATATAATCAACAATATTATTAAAATCAGTATCTAAATCATTAAATCTTTTTTCAATTGCAACGACTGTATTTTCAATTAAAAAATCAACTACTTCTTTTGCAATTGCTTTTACGATCGCCCACATCCCTACTGTTTTTGCAGAGTCATATTCGGACTGAAATTTATGGGGAACAGAATCTTCAAACTCAGTCTTCTCCATATTTTCTTTTAACTTAGCTTTTGAAGTTGGGTTATCTGAAGTAAGAGACAATTGAATATTAGTTGCTTCAGCAATTTTATCTGGGTTATATATTTTTTTAAATAAATTTTTAGGTTTGCCGTCATCTTTATTATCGTCAGTAATTTCATCCATCTCGTGCCAAGTGCCGTCTTTATCTTGATACGAGACGTTTAATGAAATTGCTTTTAACGCAGTTATTAATTTATTATATAAAGAATTATCATTTTTGTAAATTGACATAAATTACCTTATTTTTTTAATTATTTTAGACCATTATATTTAAAAGCTAAATTTGGAATTTGATTTAATTTATGGTCGATGCCAGCTTTATTTGTTCTTACTGACATTGACATTTCAATATTTTCTTTTTTAGAAGAAAGTGTAATTGAAAACTCTTGTTTTCCTGAACCTTTTTTTGCGGTTATTTTATTTATCTTTGGCAATATTGTGTTTAATGTTCCATTATTGCTGTTTATTTCATAATTACTACCAACACCTTTTACAACGACGAGTGGCACATCAGATGAAGTTCCAATCACAACTTCATTTATCCATTTCTTAAACGTTTTTAAATCAGCTCCATTAAATAAATTAATAATTGCCGTTCTTGTTTTATTCAATAAACTGTCATATTTGTTTTCATAATCAATTAAATTAGTTAGCTCATAACCCCCAATCATTTGTTTATATTCTTTTTTAATAGTAACGGGTATTTTGTTTTTATCTACATAAATATCAGTTGTGCCTGTAATTGAACTAATTGTTTTTGCGTCTGCTCCAATTAATTTTTTATATTCTTTCTGTCCGCCAAAATAATCAAATACTTTTCCAATATAAGTGTTCAATTGCGGCTCTTTTGTTTTTGCTCCACCTGCTTTTAATGAAACGCCGACAACATTGCCACCATCATAATATTGAATAAAAATATCTCCTTTATGATTTTTAGGAACATTTGTTGTTAAACCGTTTGAAGTAGTTGGTTTTGCGCGGTATCCCCAGAAATATTTTACAAGCGTATCAGAACCACCTTCATCTAATAAATATTTATAAATACCAATTGCATTTTGTAATTTTACTTTAAATAAATCATTAGAATCATATTCATCAACTAATCTTTGCATCATTTTTGTTCCTGCTTCCATATCACCTTTATTTACAAATATTAGTTTTTTACTTAATATTTTAGAAAATTGAGGAATTGTCTTTTGAACTAAAGCTAAAGTCTTCTTTTCATTTACAGATTTTGTAGCTTTATTATATAACAAAATTAAAGGAACTAATTCTGTGATTGTACTATTTATTGTTGTGTCAGACATACCACCACTTGCAGGTTTAAATAATAATACAATTTCTTTATCAAAATTTTTAATATTAAATTTAATTCCAGGGAAAGAAGATCCTGATAAATTCGCATTTGAATCTAAATTTATTACAAGTTTATTTTTACTTAATTTATTTGCAATATAATCTTTGGTCGACTCTCTATTTTTTGTTTTAATTGAAATTTTTATTATTTTTGATTTTTTAGATTTGGGGTTATTTAAAAGAATATAATTATCAATTAAGTCTTCTTGAACTTTATTTAATTTATCAAATATATTAGATATTGATTTTGTTGGGAGTATATTTGCAAAATTCTTAAGTATATTTTCACTTTCTTCTATTAAAGTAACGAATTCTTTAAAAAACATATTATTTGTTCCTTTTTGTGTTATATTTAAATGTTTCATAATTTTAAATTATTTATTTTTTTATAAAAATTAAAAAAAATCTATTTTTATTTTGAAAATAAAATTATATATTATAATTAAATAAAAATGAAAGGTATTTTTTAAATGAAAGAAATCGTAATATCAAAAATTGAAACAATTTATAGGCCGATTGAAGACTTACAAGAAACTCCATTATCAAAAGTAAAAAAATGGCCAATTAGTAGTGGGGAAATGACAATTGGAAATATTTATTATAAAAAAGATAAGCAGTCAATTATTTCAAAAATAGTTGAGTTTGGTTTTAATAAAAGATTAGAAGAAAAAGCTAAAAAATCAATTCAATATTGGAAAGAGCAAGGTATTACAGAAAAATCAGAATTATTAAAGAAAACAAAATTATCTGAAGAAGACTTTGATAAATATTGTTCTGATATTGATAAAGAAGGAAATATGAGTTCTGATTTTTATGACCGAAGTCAGCATCGTTGGAAAATCAGAATAAACTCATTATATGGAGCGCTTGGAAATAGGTATTTTCATTTATTTAATATTGATAACGCAAGATGTATTACTTTAACAGGTCAGCATTTAATAAAATTTATGAGCAGAATGTTTAATGATTATTTTAAAAACGAATTTTATAAAAATAAAGATTATTTTGATGATATAAATGAAAATAATAAAATTAAAAAAGATGTTGTTAGATTAATAGATACAGATTCAAATTATATTTCATTAGAAGAAGTTGTTAAAGTACTTAATTTAAATTTTAAAAATTCAGCTGAATATCGAGATTGGGCTCTTGATTTTAATAAAAAAGTAATAATACCTTTAATTGATAAAAGTACTGATTTATATGACAGCTATTATAATTCAGGAAGAAGTATTAATTTTAAACCTGAAAAAATAATTGAAAGTATGTTCGTTACTGGTCGTAAACATTACGCAAGCTATATTGTTGATGATGAAGGTATTGATTATTCTGATAATTTAAAATTTAAAAATATTGGCATTGAAGTAAAGAAACGAGATAAACCATTTTTTATTAGAACTGTATTAGAAAAAGCTTTAAGAATGATTTTGGATAAAAAATCTAAAAAAGAATTAAATGAATTTATGAGAGAAAAAAGAAAAGAATTTGAAAAACAAGCAATTGAAGAAATAGCAGTAAGAGGTTCAATATCTTCATACGATAAATATTCTGTTCCATTAAAACTAAAAAATGGTACAATTCAATATGCTTTTAAATCTCCAGCAAGAAATAAAGCTGCAGTAAATTATAATTTTTTAATAAAAGAACTAAAGCTAATAAAAGAACCTGCAATTACAAATGGTGATTTAATGTGTTTTATTGCAGTAAAGCCAAATAATAAGTATAAATTTACTTCAGTCGGCTTTTTAGATAAATGGCCTGAAGAATTCAATAAAATATTTGAAATTGACTATGACGCATTATGGAATAAGACTTGTATTCAATTAGCAGATAGGTGGTGGAATATATTAGGTTATGATAACGTTAAAACTGAAATAAATTCATTTGATGACATATTTGGGTAAATTTAAAAAATAAATAAAAATTGAAAATTGGTTTTTTGCAATTGTTTTTAATTAAAACAAAATTAAAAAATAATTTGATACCGAGTGGGTCAGATTAATTTTCATTCTTAAACATTTTTAGAAAAGGAGGCTGCTATGACAGACCTATTTTTAACCACAACATTTGAAAAACTATTACAAGACACAGATTTATTTTTCGGTAATGGTTTTGACCAATCAAGTAAATTCTTTCCAATCAAAGATGTACATTACCCCGTTGATATTTATATAAAAAAATCAACTGGTGATTTAATTATTGAAACTTCTGTTGTTGGAAAAAGCAAAAAAGATATTAATATTAAAATCACAGACGGCAATGTATTAAATATTGAATATGTAAAACCAAGCGGTCTTGATGAAGATAAAGACTTTGAGAACGGAGTTCGCGGTATTAAAAATTCATCATTTAAACACCGCTGGAAAATATTGCCAAAATTTGATATAAATAAAATTGAACCAAAATTAGAAAATGGTTTACTTACAATTAAGATTCCATTATCGGAAGGGCAAAAAGATAAGGAAATCGAAATAAAATAAAGAAACCAAGCTAAATATATTGCAAAAAACACATTTTCTCATAAATTGCTGCAGTTTTTAAGAATTGCAGCAATTTTTTAGTATTTTCACTAATCAAAACCCATAACTTATTGATTTTATAGCTATTTATAAAAAATATACTTTTATACTAAAATTTTTTCACTCCATAACTTATTGATTTTTAATACTTTATATTTTTAGTGAAAAATAGAATTTTTTAACTTAAAATTTGTTGTATATTATTAATATAACAAAGCAAAAACAAATGTGAATGTGTTTGAAAAATATTGAAAAAAAAAATAATTATAAATCATTTTTATAAAATTAGTAACAAAATAAAAGGAGGGACCTATGGGGTTTCAAGGAATGTCTTATAAAGAAGTAGAAACAGTTAAATTTGAGAGTGGTGTTGATTTAAAAGAACAGTTTTTAGAGTCTTCTTTAAATACTGTAACAGAATTAGCTGCAATAAAGAATACAGCGACAAAAACTGAAATTCATAATCGTTTTGCAATTTATAACGGCAAAACCGGGCATCATTATGGAATTGTATCGGATAAATATGGAATTGTTCAAAATGATGTTGTTTTTGAATTATTTGAGACAATGTGTGATGAATTAGATATGAAGCCAAAAAATATGGTAATATCAAACGGCGGTGCTCAAGTTGCTTTATTTAGTGAAACGCCTGATTTAATCAAAACACCAGACGGTAAAGAAGATATAATAAAACAAATTGTGATTAAAAATTCTCATAACGGTTGGGGCGGATTGACTGTAAATATGAATGTTGTACGGCAAATATGCACAAACGGAATGATTGGTTTAGTCGCTGATAAAGATAGCAGCTTCAAAATTACACATACCCAAGCTATACATAGAAAATTTAATGAGATTATTGGCCACTCAAAAATATTCAATAAAGCATTTGATAAATACCAAAATAATGTAAGAATGCTCGCTCAAAAACAAGTTGATAGAAAATTAGTTGAAGACTTTTTATTGGATTGTGTATCAAGTTCAAAAAAATCAGATGAAAGAGATTTAGTTGAGAATTTATTTGAAAGAGGAAAAGGTAATAATGGTGAAACTGCTTATGATTTAATAAACGGTTATTACGAATATTTAGATAATTCTGAAAAATCTAATCAAATGAATGATTTGTTTGGCCCAATTGGAGCAAAAAAGAAAAAAGCATTTGATTGGCTAATGAAAGTTGCTTAAAGAATAA